TTTAAGCGTGATCTCTACGGTCCACCGGATAAACGTTATCCAATGTCAGGTAACGATTGTCTCGCGGTCAAGCGTGCGCTCTCACGCGCGGGCCATATTCCCTGGCAAGATTTTACAAACGTTTACGGGGAACAAGCAAAAGAAGGTTGTATCTCATTTCAGAAATCGGTAGGAATTACTGGTCCAGATGGTGGTCCACCACAAGGTCATTATGGGGAGAAGACGCATAAAAAGTTGTTGAAGGCAAAAGCGGAAATGAAGCATGAATGGGCCTTTGATGCTCGTTCGATCGAGTTGTACAAAGGATACGATGCGCCTGGTTCGAGTAATGGTCGAGATGCGGTAATGAAACATCTCGAGAAACGACTTGGCTATACCGAGAATCCGGCAGGTTCGAATTGCGATACTCGTTCTGATGGTATTCGGACAGCGCAAGATCACACGGCCGGTGGTACGTGGCTTCGAAATCAGCCATGGTGTGGTTGTTGGTGCTTCTATGCGCTCGAGGCTGCAGATGTGCAAGGACTAGGTTCTTGGATGGCTTCAGTAGCTTCGATTGAGGAGTATGCTAAGGACAAAGCTGGCTGCTTTCACGGTTGGACTACTGATCGTTCAAAGGTGAAGAAAGGTGACTTAGCAGTAATCGGAGGTTATGGTGTTCATGTTGAAACCGTCCGCGGATTCTCGGGCTCGAATACGCTTACTTACGGCGGAAATACGAGTCCAGGAAGCTCGGGCTCGCAGTCAAATGGGGGAGGTGCCTATGCGAGGACTCGTTACCCGTCTGAAGTCCGTGGTTATGCGCTCGTCAAGTTCCCAGGGGAGTGATTGGTCAAAGGAAGTACCTTCTGATGTGCGACTTGCTCGAGGTTTGCTCAGACTACTCGCCGAACGTCAAAATGAGAGTGAAAAGGAGAATAAAGATGCAGGAACATCCACAGTCTGAATCGCCGGAGGAACCGCAGGAGGAGCAGGGAGAGATGCAGCCAGGAGCACCACAGGAACCGCTACCACCTCCTGGAACTCCACCTCCAGATACCGAGCCACCTGAAGAAAGTCCAGAGGAGCCAGGTGGTGATGGAGAAGGCGATACCGAATAGCGTAAAGAGGGTGGAGTAGATGTTTCTCGCCCAGTCTCGTCTACTCGTTTGGGTAGTAATTACTGCATTAGCAATTATTACCTATGTGGTTGTAGTTGGTGGCATCGTTTGTATTAAAGATACTGATTATACATTTGCCGAGTATGTCGTTGATCTTGGAGCCATCTATAAACTTTTAGCAACTGCTGTAGTTGGTGCAATTGCGCATGCTTGGTTTGAACGACAAAACGGAAAAGGTGTGAGAGATGGAAACTAGTATTCTTATAAGTACAAAGAAAGTTTTGGGTATTGCTGAAGAGTATACAGCATTTGATGAAGATGTTATTATGCATATTAACACAGCTTTCTCTACTCTCACTCAATTGGGAGTCGGTCCGCCTGACGGATTTATGATTGAAGATGCTACTGCGGTCTGGACTGATTTTATTAGTGATGATATTCAATATAATGCTGTAAAATCGTATGTTTTTCTACGTGTTAAGCATCTCTTCGATCCACCCACGACATCATATCTAATTAATGCTTCTGAAGAGCAAATCCAAGAGCTTGAGTGGCGTCTGAATGTGCATCGAGAAGAGACCGGCTGGACTGATCCCGATCCACCTTTAATCGAGGAGGTTGGGTAGTGGAAAGAATCGGAATCGAAGAAGTTGAAGAAAGGCGAGCACGAACTGGGATGCAGCAAGATCGAGAGGAAAGAAACGAAGAAGTTGCTAACGAAATTGAGCGGAAAAAGCAGGAAAGAGCTAATGCGATTCGAGAAAGGCAGAGTCGATTAGGACATATCGAAAAGGAAGAATAACATGTCCGCCGAAATTGTAGAAGATATTCTTAAGCATTTCGGTGTTAAAGGGATGCGTTGGGGTATTCGTCGAAAAGCCACAGTCGGACCACAAGAAGTTATCGTCAGTGATGTAAGAAAGAAGCTCAAAACTTCTGGTGGTGCAGGACATCCGGCGCATCCCGAAGCTATTCGTGTACGTACACTCGGACAAATCGGAAAGAAAAGTGGACTGAAAGCACTTTCTGATCAAGATCTCCAAGATTATACAAGACGATTACAGCTAGAAGCAGGTGTGAAACGACTTAACTATACCAATGCACCCCTCGCCAAGAGATTTGTCTTGACTCTTCTTGGACAGACTGGTAAAAATACAGCGCAAAATGCTGCTAATGAAGTTGCGTCACAACAAGTTAAGAAAAGATTGATTAAAGCGGGAATATTAGCAGCAGCCTAGATAGGGGGTTAGTGTGGGCCTATCTAATACCGCGGTACCGATCTACTATGGTCGATTTCGTGAAGCGGTTGTCAAAGGTGAAATTCCTGTTAATCGCGAAATCTCTATGGAGATGAATCGGATTGATTCGCTTATTGCTAACCCAAATATTTACTACGATGATGAAGCTATTGAAGGGTTTATTCGCTATTGCGAAGGAGAATTAACTCTAACCGATGGATCCGATTTACATCTTCTTGATTCATTCAAACTTTGGGCTGAACAAATCTTTGGTTGGTACTACTTTGTTGAACGTAGTGTCTATGTTCCTACTAGAGACAATCATGGTGGTCACTACGAAAAGAGGTTAATTAAAAAACGTCTAACTTTAAAACAGTATCTAATAGTTGCCAGAGGTGCAGCCAAGTCGATGTATGAATCGGCAATTCAAAGTTTCTTTCTAAATGTTGATACGTCAACTACTCATCAAGTTACTACTGCGCCAACGATGAAACAAGCAGATGAAGTTGTCTCACCAATTCGTACCGCCATCACGCGCGCACGCGGGCCGTTGTTCAAGTTTCTTACCGAAGGCTCGCTTCAAAATACTACCGGATCGAGGGCTAATCGTGTCAAGCTTGCAGCCACTAAAAAAGGAATCGAAAACTTTCTCACCGGTTCTTTACTTGAGGTTCGACCAATGGCCATTAACAAGCTACAAGGACTTCGTCCAAAGATTTCTACCATCGACGAATGGCTGTCGGGAGATCTACGAGAAGATGTAGTGGGAGCGGTTGAACAGGGAGCGTCCAAACTAGAAGATTATTTGATCGTTGCTGTCAGCTCTGAAGGAACTGTTCGTGCGGGTTCCGGTGATACAATTAAAATGGAGTTAATGGATATTCTTAAAGGTGAGTATTTTGCGCCGCATGTTTCGATTTGGCATTATAAACTAGACGAAATCGAGGAAGTTGCTGATCCGGCAATGTGGGTGAAGGCGAATCCAAATCTAGGAGCGACAGTTTCTTATGAGACGTATCAGCTTGACGTGGAGCGTGCTGAGAAGGCTCCAGCATCTAGGAATGATATTCTCGCCAAGCGTTTTGGAATTCCGATGGAGGGTTATACTTATTTCTTTACGTACGAAGAAACTCTTCCCCATCGTGCGCGAGAGTTCTGGCAGATGGCTTGCTCACTCGGAGCTGATCTTTCTCAGGGAGACGACTTCTGCGCCTTTACCTTCTTGTTTCCGTTAGGGCGAGAGAAATACGGTGTAAAAACTCGCAGTTATATTACTGAGCTCACCTTGATGAAACTGCCAGCGGCTATGCGACAAAAATACGAAGAATTTATCAATGAAGGAAGTCTTCACGTAATGCCGGGAAACATTCTCGACATGATGGAAGTCTATGAGGATCTCGATCGTTTTATTTTAGCTTCCGAATACGATGTTCGAGCTCTTGGCTATGATCCTTATAATGCCAAAGAATTTGTCGCTCGCTGGGAAGGAGAGAACGGACCATTCGGTATTGAAAAAGTAATTCAAGGAGCTAAGACTGAATCGGTTCCACTAGGCGAGATCAAGATTATGAGTGAAGAGCGATTATTGATCTTCGATCAGGCACTGATGTCTTTTGCAATGGGAAATGCGATTACATTAGAGGATACTAACGGAAATCGCAAACTATTGAAGAAAAGACAAGACGAGAAAATCGATAATGTCGCTGCTCTTCTGGACGCCTGGGTTGCATATAAATTGAACAAGGAGGCGTTCGAATAATGGAGAAGAGAGTCATATTTGGTATTAGTGAAGTATGTTTAATTATTATTGCAATCTTTATTGTTCTTGCTTATTTTACGGGATGGAATAATTAACTTCGAGCGAGTTTTGGGGAAGGAGGTGAGATATGTCGCGACTTGGCACGGCGTTACGACATGCCTGGAACGTATTCTCTAATCAAGAACGACTAAGAAATTCGCCTTGGCCGGTTCAACCCGTTGGTGATACACGAAATTATGGTACAAGCTCCGGGTCAAGACCAGATCGGGTAAGACTTCGAATCCCCAATGAGCGCTCGATTATCTCCTCAATTTACACACGTCTTAGTATCGATATTGCATCTGTCGACATGCGTCACATAAGAAATGACGAGCAAAATCGATATCTCGAGGATATTGATAGTGGTCTCAATAATTGTTTGACTGTTGAAGCCAATATTGATCAAGCTGCTCGCGCATTTCGCCAAGACATTGCTCTAACACTTTTTGATAGCGGCGTTGCTGCGCTTGTTCCTGTGGATACATCAATTAGTCCAGAGAAATCTGGTGGATTCGAGATTTTGACACTTCGTGTTGGCACTATCGTTCAATGGTATCCGAAACATGTACGAATTAGTTTGTATAATGAAGATAGAGGGGTTCGTGAAGAGATTACTCTAGAAAAAACTGCAGTAGCAATTGTTGAAAATCCGTTGTATGCAGTAATGAACGAGCCAAATTCAACTCTTCAGCGTTTGTTGTACAAGCTTAATTTGTTGGATACTATCGATAGTCAAACCGCGTCAAAACAACTCGATATCATTATTCAGCTTCCATATGTAATTAAGTCTGAAGCTCGTAGACAGCAGGCAGAACAACGCCGCGCAGACATCGAGTTTCAACTTAAAAGTAGCGAATACGGCATTGCTTATACAGACGGGACTGAAAAGATCACTCAGTTGAATCGACCGGCCGAAAACAGTCTTTTGAAACAGGTCGAATTCTTAGTAGAGATGCTGTATGGTCAACTCGGTCTAACTGAAGAAGTCATGAACGGTACGGCTGACGAACAGGCTATGCTGAATTATTGGAATCGTACAATTGAGCCTATTCTTACGGCTATCGTTGAAGCTATGCGACGCACTTTCTTGACCAAAACTGCTCGAACACAGAAGCAAACAATTGATTTCTTCCGAGATCCGTTCCGACTGGTTCCAATTGAGAACATTGCCGAGATTGCTGATAAATTTACTCGTAATGAGATCATGACATCGAATGAGATGCGACAAGTGATTGGTATGGCCCCACATCCGGATCCGAAAGCTGATCAACTAATAAATAGCAATATGCCTCAAGGAGCTCTAACAGGTGTAGGAACAGAAGAAACAGTAGCAACAGTTCCCCCAGAGGTAATGAATGAGCTGAGGATCCAAGACTTAGAGAGGAACGGTCAAAATGGGAGCAGAGGCTAAGCCTGACTTTAGCGGCTATGCCACGAAGGCTGGTCTTAAATGCTCAGATGGCCGGACAATTACGCCAGATGCCTTTAAGCATCAGGATAAAGAAACTGTCCCGTTGGTCTGGCAGCATGGTCATAACGAACCAGGTAATGTACTTGGCCATGCAGTTCTTGAGCATCGTGAGGATGGTGTCTATGCCTACGGATTCTTTAATGATTCCGATCAGGCAAAGAATGCCAAGACACTAGTACAGCATAAAGACATCAAGTCGCTGTCTATTTACGCTAATCAGCTTACCGAGAAGGCCAAGCAAGTTCTTCATGGATTCATTCGTGAGGTAAGTCTGGTGTTGTCAGGTGCCAATCCAGGTGCACTCATCGATAACATCACATTGGCTCACGCTGATGGCGAAATGGTCACGCTGGAAGATGAAGCAATTATCTTTACGGGTTTGGAACTTCATCATGGTGAAGGAGAGTCTTCGGAAACCACAGACTCAAAAGCAGAACATTCCGCTGACGATCCTACAGTGCAGGAAATTTACGATTCGATGACCGACGATCAAAAGGAAGTCGTCCACTATATGGTCGGTACCGCGCTCGAGAGCGCTAAGAGGACTCTTAAGCAGTCAAGCGATGATGACAAAGATGAGACAACTGATACGAAAGAAGAAGAGTCCAAAGAAGTTGTCCATAATGAAAATAATGAAGAGAAGGGACGGCGCATGACCCGCAATGTTTTCGAGCAGAGCGGAACGAAAAAGGAGGAAGAGAGGCACGTTCTCAGTCATGATGCGATCAAGGGGATTGTCGAAGACGCCCATAGGATGGGATCGCTGAAAGAAGCCGTCGAAGCCTATGCGCTTAAACACGGTATCGAGAACATCGACGTTCTCTTCCCAGACGCTCGTTCAGTTACTGATACCCCCGAGTTCGATCAACGGCGGGTCGAGTGGGTTTCTGGTGTCATCAATGGCACAAAGCACTCGCCGTTCTCTCGCATCAAGTCGATCGTAGCTGACATTACGTTCGATGAAGCTCGAGCCCTTGGTTACATCAAGGGGAATTTGAAGAAGGAAGAATTCTTTGGAGTTTCTAAGCGCACGACAACTCCGAGCACTGTTTACAAGAAGCAGAAGCTAGATCGCGACGATATTATCGATATCACCGATTTCGATGTTGTAGCCTGGCTCAAGGCCGAGATGCGCATGATGCTTGACGAAGAGCTCGCGCGGGCGGTACTTATTGGTGATGGTCGTGACGTTGCTGATGAAGACAAGATCAAGGATCCGATGGGTGCTCCAGAAGGTGCTGGGATTCGATCAATTCTGTACGATCATGATCTTTATGTGGCGACAGTTACCGTTGATGATACTGCTGATGCGCCAGAAGTTGTCGATGGAATTACTTCAGCATTGCAGTATTACAAAGGATCGGGTTCTCCGACATTCTATACAACACTTCCTACACTTACATCGCTTCTAACTGCTCGCGATCCTCAGGCGAATCGTCGTTATTGGAGTACTCCAGCTGAGCTTGCTAGTGAAATTGGTGTTTCGAATATTGTTACTGTTGAAGTCATGGAAGGTGAAGTCGATCTGATCGGCATTATCGTAAATCTGAAGGATTACACAATCGGTGCCGATAAGGGTGGAGAGATTAATTTCTTCGATGATTTCGATATCGATTATAACCAGTATAAGTATCTATACGAGACTCGCATTTCTGGCGCCCTTACGAAGATCCGTTCCGCCATGGTCGTCAAGAGAGCAGGAGCGGGCGCTACGCTTGTTACTCCTGTGGAGCCAGCCTTTGATGGTACAACCGTAACGGTTGCGACCACGACTGGTGTTACCTATAAGAACAAGGATACCGGAGCTACACTTACTACTGGTGCCCCAGTTACATTGGCAGATGGTGAGTCGATTACGGTTGAGGCTACACCGGCATCGGCTTCATATT